GTCGGCAGGAGTCCATGTTGAGGGGAAATCCCTTAAAGCTTGCCTGTATGTAGCCCATTCAGCTTTCTTACTGTCACTTAAAGGACTGTCTGCAAATTGTGTCCAGTCTGATTGTAATAGCAGAGCATCACGCTTCGACCGCATAAAAATACTTTTTGTTTCGTCTGTTGCGTCTGGGAAACCGTTTGTTGTTGTTACTCTCATGCTATTCTGTACCATCCTGTTAAATATATGTCGCCAAAACTTCCACTTGTTTGCCACGTTGCAGGCGTTGAGCTGTCTAAAACGTCATTAAAGGTGAAATCAAGGGTAGTCTTCTGCGAGTACAGAATGATATTGCCACCAATTTCTATACCAAAAATAGAATATATTGTGCCTGCGGTATTAGGTCTCGCCCAACCTACACCAGTAGGCTGAAAATTCAAATCTGTTGATTCTGTTACTGGAATACTAAATCGCA